AGTGAAGTGTAAACTGCATCTAATGCATCTTTTGTGCTCGTGATAGTACCGCCATTATTAGCGTTATCCAATACGTCCATAGCAGTCCTGTACGAACCGCCAAACTCATCAGACTGCAAACTCAACATATACAGTTCGTTTTTAAGGTCAGACATACTGATTTTAGAAGTATCGAATTTAGAAGCAGCTTCTGATACTCCTTCGCCAAGTTCTGCAATCTTTTTTGTCATGCCGTCCACAAACTCAGCTGATACACCCGCTTGTGCTCCATACAGCCCGAGAGCAGTTCTGGCTTGATCTGCGGAAACACCGTATTCTTTCAGCTTTTCAACCATATCTGAATACATTTCATCATGGCTTTTTCCAAGTTCCTCATCCGTTTCGATCAGTTGCCATAATGCTTCGGATTGCTCGTTGGTAAGATTAGCCACATTGGTCAGCTGTGTTGCGTAATCATGCAGATAACCGCCGTACTGTGTAGTCATTCCATTGCCACCCTGCATGGTCTCAAAAAGTCCTGCTAATTTTTTTGTAAGGAATACTGCACCTGCTGTTGCTAATGCGATTCCGCCGCCAGTCGCAACAAGACTTCCGAGAGAAGTTCCTAATGCTGGAACAGCCGTTTCTGCGACAGATGTTATTGCCGGATTGAGCATTCCTTGAATTGCAGTAGAAAGTTTTGTTGTTACGGTTGAACCGGTCAAAAATTTCGTAATGCTATTAACAAATGGCATCAACTTTGAACCAATTGCAAATACAGCTATTGCCTGAATGAATGTACCGGCAGACGTACTTCCGAGTCCTTCCCAAATACCGCCAAGAACACTGGTCAATACAGTAAGCAATTGTTTAAGATGTTTTCCCCAGTCAATTTCACTAAGGAATACACCGACATTGTGTCCAAATGCTTCCCAGTCAACACCTTTGGCAATGTCAATCAGTGAAGTAAGCAAATGATTTATGAAATCTTCTAGTTTTGCTCCGTTTCCTTTCCAGTCAAATTTCTGCATGAATGTAACAATACCGCCTGTGATATTGTCAACCATTTCATTCCAGTCAAAAGTCTTAGTGAAAGAAGCGAGCGTATCAAAAGCACCGTTCAGTCCGGTTGCCAGTGCATCTGCAATCTCTGTGAAACTTATCTTACGGAAGATTCCGTTGAGTCCATTCGCTACAGCAATACCAATCTCGCTATACGGAAGATTCTCGACGAATCCTGAGAAAATTTTCCATCCGCGCATAAAAGAGTTGCCAATGAGATTGCCGAAGTTTTCCCAGTCAACTTCTCTTACAAGTCCCGCGACTCCAGAAGCAAATTTCGCCCCGAGATTCTTCCAGTCAATTCCCTCTAAAAGTTGGTTTGCCGTATTAACAATAGTATTAATACCAGCACCAAAAGTACGTCCGATCAAGTCCCAGTTGATATTATCGACAAGGCTGTTGAATGTCTGAGTGAATGCACTGGTGAATTTTGTAATATATGGGCCAACTTTATTCCAGTTGATTGCATCATAGAGTTTTTTCATTCCCCAGTTGATGCCGTCTGCCATTATTTTTCCAAGACCTTTCCAGTCTTTTTTCTTAAAAGCATTTACAATAGCATCTGCCATCTCGTTTGCCCTGTTGGACATTTTCTTGAATGCTTCGTCCCATGCCTTTTGGTAATTGGCAAGAGCCGCATCTAGTGCCGCATCCAATGCCGGAAGGTGTGCTGCACTACCGCCAGTGCCGGATGTCGGACTGCTCGTACCGCTGGAATCGGAGTTATCACTAAGCTGATTCAGTTCATCAAAAGCAAGTACAGATAATGTTTTTTCAAGTTTTTTGGCATTTTTATTTGCAGTATCAATAGAATCACTGGCATTGTCCATTTCGTCTGCAATGTTACTTGTATCAACAGCAATTCCACCCGTAGAAGCAACATAGTTTGATAGTTTAATGCCAAGAAGTTTCGCGATATAAGCGAACATTCTTTGCAGTGCGATTACAATTGCGTTAATATACGGAAGAACTGTTTGCAGTATAGGAATGAACAAAGAGCCTATTGTTCTTCCGAGTGATGCAAAGTTAGATTGAAGCATACGAATCTGGTTTGCTGGCTGTTCTCGAATTGTTATCGCAAGGCTTTTTATCCTTACTTCTGCACCATTACAGTACAAGTCCAGCGTACCTTTTTACCACGGATTCTGCATCCGTACCGACCGATAGTGATGACTCTTGGGAAGATTATATTCTGTAGTATCTCAACTATAGGTTCACTTCCTACGCGTTGCGGTTGACTGCGGTTTTAATCACAGCCTTCACTCTCTGATTACCGTTGCAAACGGCTTTCCAGCTTATTTCATCACTGATAACTCATACCCTACTTGTCGG